TGGGTCAATACGACCATCAGGTGAGCGGAAGAATGTGTTCAGTTGGTTGGCATAACCTGTGTAGTACTCAGGCATCTTAGGTGTAAGGCGAGCCTCTGTAAAGTTTGTGTGCTCTGCTGCAAACAATTGTGATGGATGGTCAACAAAGTTACGATAGGACTGAGCACCATCGGTTCGAGACTCTAAAATTGCTCCTAGTTCACCAGCAAATGCATCATCTATTTCCACCTTGCTGCCGTCATATAATGTTTCTACACGGCGACCTCTGCCTTGAATTTGGCGAGGTGCTGCAATGCGACCTTCTTCTACAGCGCGTGCATTAAGTTTAGTAAGCAAACCATTCATGTCACGCTTTGCTGCAGCCTGCCCATCGGCAAACTCACGAACAAGGGCTACAAGCCCGTCTGTTGGATACTTTCTTGTGCTGAGGATGGCTTCGAGTTCGTCAATGCGTTTTCCAAAGCCCTGCGTGCCAATAACTCGGCGAACGCCTTGCGCTCCTCCTGGGACATTTCCGACACTGGCTTTGGTGCCTTGACCCAATGCAAATTCTGCGCTGGCATTTTTATCTCCTGTACCCTTAGTGTTAATCATTGCATTATCCCAGTCGCCCTTTTGAATGGCGGCAAGGTCAGCAACTTCAACTTGGTTTCTTTCAAGTCCTAGTTTAGCAGCCTTTGCTCTGTCTACAATCACATTCGTAGGGTCAGCCCAGATATGTGGCACGCCATCAATATCTTCAACCCAAGTACCAAAGTGGTCTGCTGTGCCAAACTTCTCAAGGTTCTTCTCGAAGTGCTCAGCCATAGAATCAATCCATGCCTGAGGATTATTGCGAGCATCTTCTACAGAGAATGTATGTGTAGCACCACGGATAGCAACAGAGAATCCTGTTGTAGGAACATCTCCAGTAAATGAAACTGTTGCTCCACCATTCTTGATGGTGTCCTCGATTAGTTTAGCCACACGAGATTCATCAGAAAGTAATTGCTGCTGGTTCTTAATTGCGTTTAAACGCTTTTCAGCAAGTGTGACAGCAGGTTGTTGACCAAAGGCTTCTACCATCTCTGGGTCTACAAGAACTGTAGCGTTACCATTTGCCTTAGTGTCAGGCAGTACTAACTTGCCTACGCCGTTAGCACGCATCCAGTCAAGAAGTTGGTTTTCTTTGCCTTCCCATGCGGCACGAGTTTTCCAACCAGCAGTCTCACCAACACCAAGAATCTTTTGTAGTTCTGGGTAGTCTTTTAAACCTAGTTTGGCTCGGTTGCCTTGGAATAAACGAAGGTCAATGCTTTCTCCATAAACCTTGTTGCCAAGGGTTGCTCCTTGGTTGCCAGGCTTACGGATACGGAATGTGCCTTGAACAAGCATTTTCTGAGAAACTGTATTTGGGTCAATGGTTCGCCACTGTCCTGTTTGAGGGTTCAGTAGTTCTACCTGATTGCCGTTGTTGACTGTATTGATGAATCCATCACGCATGTCTGCGCCGATAGTTTCCATCGCAAGTGATGGCTTCTTTTTAGGAGCAGCCTTAGGAAGGATTGCTTCAACAGTAATAACTCTTTGAGTTGGTTCAGTAACATCTCTAAGTGCCTGTTGCACTTCTAGGTCTACATCAGTTACTGCCTGACGAGGACTTTCAATGCTAACAACACGAAATTTTGTACCAGCAGGAAGCAATACTTCTTGCTCGGTTAATGCTGCGCTAACTCCACCATCAGTTTGCTTAACTAAACCTTGGCTTAAAAAGTTGTCGTATGTTCCTTCAATATCTAAACCAGGATGACCCTTAGGTAAAGTAATTTTTAAAACTGAACCAAAGTTTTCACCAGCAAACTCTTTTGCAATTTTAAAGTTTTTAGATGTAGAAACAAAGGCTGGGTCAGTAACTATGTCGCCAACACTTAAAGTCTTAGGGTCCCATAAAGAACCTTGCAAGACATTAACACCTCTATAAACTGTTGTATTTTTCTGAACAACAGAACGCTCAACAGTTCTTTTTAAATTCTTTAACCACTTGATGTCAGCATTATTAGGTCCGACCATTTCCATGGTGTCAATATCTAAGTAACCACCACGGAATTTGCTTTGTTCAAGACCTGCAACGCCAGTAACATAAGGGCGCAAATTGTTTTTAAATTCTTCAAATGGCATCTGCTCAAAAACTTCGGCAGTTCCGATTGGAGCACCTGGAGCCTGCTCAATATTTTTAGGCAAGCGACCAGCACGACCAAGCATGCGCTTGTAAATATCAGCAGCAGAAACAGTTGGCATTGCTGCATCGGCATAGCGATTAGCAATATCCTGTGACAGGCTCATCGCAAATGGACGAGCGTTGTCTAAACCATTGATAGGTGTAGGTGTTCCATGGTAAAGGTATTCACCAGTTGCATACTGGAACACATCAATAATTTCTTTGAGTTGTCCCTCATCTAACTTGCCGTTTAGAAACGCACGCTCTGCTGCTGGCAAGTATGCAAGCAACTCGTTGTACATGCGGTCAGCAGCCATAAACTCGTACTGCTTCTCAGCAAATACACGGCGTAGTTCAACGGAATCTTCACGCACGCCTTGTGCTACAAGTCGGCGGTCTGTGATGCGCTCAATGTCGCGTACGCGGTTTGAGTACCAAGCATCAAAGCCTTCACGATTTAAATCACCCAAAGCCATCAAGCCGTAGCCCTTAGCCATGATAGAAAGACTTGCTTCGGAAACATTTCGGACTGTATAGCCAAGGCGTAGAAGAACTGATGCCTTCCACATGTCATTGATAATGCCAGTGGTGTAACGCATTGAGTCTGGGTCTACAACATCAAAGCCACCTTCTAGTGCTTTGAGGAGTCCCTTGTTCTTCATAAGAACGCGCTCGTAGTTTTCCAAGTCAACCATTGGCAAAGCGTTAGCGCCTTGGCGTTCTAGGTAAGGAATCTTGAGTACTACATCATCATTGGTCATTAAGAACTTGCGGTCTTTAATCATCTGGCGTGCAGTCTCACGGCGAGACTTGTACGCTCCCCAGATACGAGCACCTGCTTCGTCAGAGATACCAAGTTTGCGGTTAATAGATGTAATTGCTAAATCTTCAAATGACTCAACTACACGAGCACGAAGTTCTGGTGTGCCACCTGATTGAATGTAATCGTTTAGATGTCGCTCGATGATTGGCGTTGCTTCTTCTCCAACAACACGGCGAAGAAGATTGCCAAATGCCGCAATTTCGTTATACGAATCAGAGTCGTTAAGGTTGATATATCCTGCTGGCTTTTCTTGGAAAGCATCGCCCACCTTTTTCACACCAAAGTTAACAACCGCAACTAGCGGGTGGTACTTGGTTGGTTGGAAGTAACCTACTGTGGGGAAACTGGTTGGTGTATCAACATCATTAGCCTTGCCACGGATGCCTGCTGCACGCCGTTCTGCTCGGTTAATAGCCATCTTTTCAAATGGTGATGCACCAAAAGTACGCTTAGTTAAATCTGCACCCTTGTCATTAAGGGTTGTTAGATAGCGGAAGTAAACATCTTCATCAAGAGTCTTGACAAGAGCATCTGCTGAATCCAACTTATTGATGTCATCTACAATGCCGTTAGTTGGAATATTATCCAACATGTTAAGTTCTGTTGTAGATGTGTCTTTAATCTTATCCATGACAAAGGCTAAGTCTTTACGCTTGGCTACAAGACGAGCCATTGCTTCTTTGTCCTTTAGTGCTGTAGCCATCAATGTGTCTGCTACATCATCTACAGTATCTGCCTGACCTAGTAGGTATGACAATGTATCTGCATCATTAGAAAGTGCAATAGTTGGGTGACTGCGTAGTGCTACTTGGTCACTCTTAGCAAACCATGAAAGCGTATTGTAAAGTTCTCCGCCTTCTTCACGACCCTCGTTAATTGTACGAGCAAGAGTCTCTGGAGAAACAATAGTTGTTTTACGAATACTCTTTGGCATAAAGAAGTCACGAGCCAAGGTTGAAGCGTTAGCATCAACAGCACCTAATGGGCGTGTGACCAAAGCCTTACGAGCAAGACCTGCAGCCTTGCCAATCTTACCTAGTGGGTCAGTTACTGTTGTAAAGAATGTATCGTAGGCTCCAGTAATAGAGCGTAATTGCCAGTCTGTTTCAAAGTCTTTGCGGTCATTAGGATTGAAGATATCAAAACCTTCATCAAATCCCATTACTGCATTTCCAGTTACGGGAAAGCGTGACTGCAAATAAGCAAGTGCTTGACCTGGAGAAATTTCTTCTTTGTTTTCCCATGACTTCTTAACATCACCTGTAGCAAGTGCTGTTAATCCAGCAGATAGTGGCTCACGAAGGTAACGACCACCAACTTCGTATGACATTTGCGCTGCTGGAAGCAAAGCCTTTTGAATTGTAAAGCCTGCTGCTTTACGAATTGGAAAAGATGCTGCTAATACTGATGAGCGAAATGTATCGCCAGCAAGATTGAACGCATCTCCAACCCAGTTCTTGTCATTAGATGACACAGAAGCAAGGTCAAACATTAAAGTCGGCAAGCCTATGTCGTTGGCAAATCCGTTACCTTGAAGTTTTTTGGCAAAATTGCCAAGGGTGTCACTCCAACTCAAAGTACACTCTTTAGGTATCGTACATAGTTGCGGAAATTATTTGATGTCTGTGGTAACTCTGCAAGCGTAGAAAGGTACGGTAGTGCCGCACGCATACGGTCTGCATCTTCTGAGTTTGCCATTGCATCTGTGGCGTACATTGTTTCTTGACCCATAGTTGCGCCAGTACGCACATCTTCATCAGGGCGTTGAGTTGGTGCATCTAGTCGAACAAGCGGTTGTGCGCTGTCGCCTCGGAATGGGCGTTGTCCTGATGGTGAAGGAACGGAAGAAAATGCAGGGTTTGAGCCACTTAATTGTGCTGCAGTCTGTAGGTCATAGAAGTCCTGTGCGCCGTCTATGCCTGCTGCATAGCGTGCTGGTTGACCATTAGTGCCTGCTCCGCCTGTTGCGGACACCTCAAAGTTCTGATTTTTTGGCAGTGCCATAGTTCCCTCACAATTAAGTTCAGTCTTTTAAAATTGATTGAGCAGTTTTAAATCATGCTCAGGATTAAACCGCAAGTAGTTCCGTAGAACACTTACAACTATTTAATTTTATTACTTACCGCGTGTGCCACCTGGCTGCTTTGTTGTGTACAACATACCTGACTTATTAGACATCTTCTTAACAGATGACTTCATAGGCTTCTGGTAGTTAGGCTTACCTGCTGAACCTTGGTTCGCTGGCTTCTTGCCTGCTGGCTTCTTTGCTGCTGCTTTCTTCATTTATTCACCTCCCTTAGACTGGTACTCGGCGTTGGAGAGAAGCCTGTAAATTAGGTTCGCCTCTCTGTGTTAATCCTGCTAAAAGAGATTGGATGTCTGGGCGACCACCTGGAGAAATCTGTCCTGGTGCTACGCCTTGCATACGACCAGTGGCTGACATGCCTAGTGGAAGTTCGCCCTCACCTGGCGGGACCGCTCCTGGCTGCCCAATCATGTCAGGACTTACGATACCCTCAGGGGTCATCGCGCCAGGTGGGGGATTCTGTGGTTTAAACGCATCAGAAACCGCAACCTCGATAGAGGTTCCCTTCTGGCGTGCATTGATGACGGAAGAAAGTTTGTAAAGAATGTCAGATGGGTCTTGACCTTGAGATGCTAACGCTGGAATTGCCTGTGCGTAAGAAGCAATCGCTTGCTTCATTGCATCGCGTAGTTCTTCGGTGTCAACCTTTTCTTCTTCCTGTGTTGCATTGAAAGAGAAAGGCATCTGACGGCGTAGGAAGTCGCGTGAAATCAACTTATCACCGCGAGCCTGTAGACCAAATACCAATGCGCGGTTAGGGTCAAGTCCTGCCATCAAGCCATACTGAACATCTACAGTGTAATCACCATCAATGTCCTTTTTTGGCTTGTACTTAATGTTGTAAGGAGTTCCATTGCGAGTACCACGAAGGTTCTTCTCAACATCTCCAAATACTTGCTCATCTACCTTGAGTGCAAGGCTCATGAGTTCTACAAATGCACGAGCAAACATTGCATGTGCTGTTTTAATCTGGGTATCGAATCCACCCATAAGGGCTTGAACGCCACGACCTGTAACAATTGAAGCATCAATGTTACCTGTACGAGATTCTGGATAGCGAGAGCCTAAACGCAACTCTCCTTCAAGTACCTGCTGCTGTGCAAAAGCACCTGCTGGTATCTCCAGTGGAATTCTTCGGACATCCTGAGGTCGTTCTGTACGAATGATAGCATCTGGTCCAAGAGCAATGTCTGAGACATCTCGTGGTGCGACCATTGGTGCTTGAACAGCCTTAGTTGCTGCTTCAAGTGAGAGAAGTGCATAGCGTGCCTTTGCTACTTGGATTGGCAGTACATCATCAAATTGACCACGAGCCTGTGAGTCAAGTGATGGGCGCATAACAACGCGAACCATACATTCGCCAATAGGATTCTTAGCACGGTCAATAACGATGTTATTGCGTGTAGGTACAAACAAAACATCTTGGTCTTTGTCGTGGTAACGAACAATTTCCAACATAGATGTCATTGAGTTGTGTTCATCCTTGTCGTACAAGATGTGTGCGTACTCAGGATAAAGTGCAATTAACTCAGACACTGGTTTCATGATGCGCTGGTATAGTGCAGTCACATTGCCAAAGCGGTCAATGATTGGGTATGAGCCAACTGATTCTAAGAAGCGGATGCGTGGCATCTGCGCTTCCATGTCGTACTCTACTTGTGCAGGTACGAAGCCATAGGAAACATATCTATCCGCCGCTGTAAACATCTGTGTAGATAGGTCAGAGAAGTCAACATAAGAGTTAACAATTTCTTCACGCTTATCAGCCTTCTTACGAGAAGTTTCTGACACCATTGTAGGTGAGTTGCAGTTAAATGCTGGTAGCGGAGCAATAACTTCCGACAAGTCTCGGGCTGCAATGTCAACCATATTTGCCACGATTGGATTTTCAAATGGACCATCGGGGAAAAGGTCTGGGTAAACATCACGCATGCGACCCTTGCGGACAAGTAGCACGGCTTCCATGCGGCTGTCTCGCTCGGCGAATTGCTGGCGGTAGCGGTCATAGTTATCTTTAATATCATCTAAAGATAGAGCCACATTCGCCTCCTGTTCTATGCGTATAGTTCGTCAAGATTGACGGTGTATTGTCGTGAGTTGTCATAGCGGGTATGGAACATACTCATGCTGTTATGGTTTCTTGCAAATACAGAAGCATTTGTCAAGCGGTCACGGCAACCAAGTTCTGCGAACCATAGTGCCATGACGGTATCTGTCTTTTGTGACTTAGGTGAATCTGGATACCATGTCACGAGTTGTTCAATGAGCGCCTTAAGACCCTCTGATGAATGAGTCGAAGGAAACTCGATAAGAGCGTTATCTTCTTCCCAGCCATAAAATAATGTTGTTAGTGATGCCACACCAAAGTCTGTGTCCCACTTGTTCTGTCCTGTGTGGTGCTCTCGAAGGACTGAGCCATTCTGAGTTAAGAACTCTCGAACTTCTCTATCCTGCGTAAGCATTGTCTGGAAAGCGTTCTTCTCAACGCGCCACTCAGAAACTCTGTAACGAACTGTCCACTCTTTGATGAGGTTACGAATGTCGTCAGGTTTCATCCCCGCAACATTGGAGACATCCAGCAGGTAACGCTTCTGCGTAGAAATGTCCAAGCCAAGAACCACAGCGGCGGTATAACCAGAGCCAGCGGGGTCAAGACCAGCAACCACAACAAGACCATCCATGCCGTTAGGTCTATTGCCATGCTTGCCCTTCGGGATAATGCCGATATTGCGAGCGCCGTTAATAACGCCTTTGATAGCATCCGATGGGAAAGCAGAATCTTCGTGAACCTGTTGCTGTTGGTAGACCATAGCCCACAAGTTTGGGGACATGCGACTGCGTTTTTTATGCAGTGCTGGACCCGTCCACTTGTCGTATAGCCCGTTCTCATCAGGTACACCATTGCCAGATACAGGAGGCATGTTGGTCTTAGCCCAGAGCGTAACCCAGTCTTTCGCATCTTCGGCAAACTCCAATACGGCAGGTTGGGCAAAGTATGTCCAAGGGGATGTCTCGTCTGGGTAGCGCATAGGGTCACGCAATTCAGAATATAAATCTCGTGGGCGTAGTCTTGTACCTACAACCAGTAGTCGTCCGCCGTCATTGTCAATACGAGACATAACTTCGGATTGAATCCAGTCAATTTGCTTCTCGTACTCGTGGGCGTTGGTGTGGTCAACACAGTCGTCCATGATGATTAAGTCAGCACGAGCACCATAGATATGACCACGAATACCCACAGCCTGAACTGTAGGGTCCTTTTCTCCAGAGTCACGAGACTCGGAGGATAGGTAAATTAGGTCCTGCTTCCACGAATCGGAATTTTTTTCATATCCCCCTGGCGGACCAAAGGTTAGTTGTAAATCCTGATAACGAGGATGGGTTAGACGATTCTTGATAGAAAGCAGGAATTTCTGTGCCATAGCCTGTGTCTTAGACACAATCATTATTCTGATATTAGGGTTCTGGCAAATCCGATATACCGCATAGTTGACCGTAATGGTCGTAGACTTTGCGTGTTCTGGAGGGGTATTGACTATGAGAAGGTCAGTAGACCCAGGTTCATAGGAGATAGCAGGATGTAAGTCCTCAGGTTCTCGACCCTCTAATAAATCAATCCAGTGCTTTTGATGGGGAAAGACATCTACCCCTAGGTACTTGGATGAAAACTCTGGGAAGGGTGGTACTTCCCCTCGTGGCGAGCCGACCTCACCTCTTGCCGTCATAGACCGTATTTTGTCAATGGCGGTAGCAAACTGTTCGTCAGTCTTACGATAATATTCGTAGGTCTTAACACTCCTACCTACGGCATCCATAGCCTTTTGGACGGAGTACCCCTGCATTAAAAAGTCAATGACTTGCTTTTTGATGGCATCGCTTTTATGCGAAGCAGTGGTAGTGCGCTTTCTTTCCATAGCATGCTCCAAGACCATTTGTGGTGAGTCTTGGGGCAGACTCTAACCGAAGGCGAAGTCTAAACGAAGCCGAAGGTTAGGGCTTCATTTAGGGTGCGCCCTGGAGGGCGCTGTTGTTTAGCAGAGAGGCTCCGATTATTTCGCCTCTCACATATACTATAGGTGTCCAGAAGGACACAATTGGACACTTTATGGTGTGTGATTTACATCACACTGTTGCTTTATAGTAAAAGTGCAGGTCAGACCCCCACCACTATCAAATTTATGTAGGTAGAGATATACCGATACCGATACCAGCCGTTTAATAACCCTGGGGTGATGACTCACCCACCTGCAATGCTTGCATGTTTAAACAGTTGAGCACCTGCTTGCAAGGCTGTGCCTGCTTGCTTGCTAGGAACAGGCAGGGCTAGGGCAGGGGCTGGCACTTACTCTGTATAGCCTCGCGCTCTTTCATAGATTCGCGCTCCCCCCCTGCCTGCATGCTCGAGCATAAGTAGTTGAAAGTTCAACAACCGCCATAAGTTACTGGCTAGTAAATCGCTAAAGTCAGTTGTTTAACGACACTTCATGAGATACGCGATACTGTATAACTCGAAAAAGTAGTGTACAGCACTGACTTTAGAGTTGTTACTCCGTAGTAACTTACGACTGTTTAAACTTTCCCTGTTCGCTCAAGGCTGTTTTTGCCCTCGAATTCACCTCCAAAAGCCTCGTGTCGCAAAAAAGTTTTATGCGTAGCGACCTGCGGTTTTATCTTTTTTGGCTGTATCTGTTGACATCGGTTTAAACGATGCCCTAAATTTCTCCATGTCGGCAAAA